CGCCGAGCACGACGACCTCTCTGAGCGCGCGAACGCCATGCTCTCTGAGATCGAGCCTGCCGACAGCGCCGAGGAGCCCGAAGGCGGTAACGGCGGGGAGGGTGCACCTCAGCTTGCCGAGGTTGCCCAGGTTCCCGTTGCGGCCGCTTCTCAGGAAGTGATCACCGCCGCTGTCTCGGCTGCCGTGGGCGAGACGATGAAGGCGTTCGCGACCGACTACCTCAAGCCCCAGGCTGACCTGAATCAGCGTCTCCGTCTGGGCACGATCGCCCAGTACGCGCCGGACGCTCAGGTTCCCGTCGCCCGCAATGAGGCTGTGATCGTGGCTTCGGCCGACGTTCCCGGCTTCGCCCAGGGCGGCCGACTGGAGAACATCACCCAGCTTGCGGAAGCGATGCACAAGCGTGCGCGCATGCTCCCGGTCTCGACCACCGGCGACCCGAACGTCTACCCGGTCGCGTCGCTCCAGCGTGAGTTCAACTTCACGCTGAATGACAACTCCACTCCCGAGGACATGAACAACGTTCTGAAGGCTGCTGCCGATGAAGATGTCCTCGTGGCTGCTGGCGGATGGTGCGCTCCGTCCGAAATCTCCTACGATTTCTTCAATGTCGTCTGTGAAGACGGTATGATCGACCTTCCTACGGTTGGTCTGAATCGTGGCGGCGTGCAGTACCCGACTTCGCCCAGCTTCGGCGACCTCGCGTCTGACGCGGGCATCGTCTGGACCTGGACCGAAGCCGACGACATCGAAGCGGTCGACTCCGGTTCGATCTTCAAGCCGTGTGTTCGGGTGGAGTGCCCGACGTTCGTCGACCGGCGAGCCGACTGTGACGGTTTCTGCGTTACTGCCGGTAACCTCATCGACTTCGCTTACCCGGAGCTCATCACCAACTGGCTCCGTCTCGTGATGGCGATCCGTGCCCGCGCCACCAACGCGCGCATCATCGACATCATGCTCAACGGCGGCGGTTCGGGTGACGCGATCACCCCGTCCATCGCGGTCAACCACACCGGTCTGATGGGTGCCACCACGTCGGCGCTGCTCACTTCGATCGAGCTGTCGGCGGTCGACTACCGCGAGAAGTATTCGATGTGCTTCGACGCCATCCTTGAGGTTGTCCTTCCCCGCTGGGCCAACGCGGTTATCCGCGCTGACCTGGCGAACCGTGAGGGTATCGACGTCTTCAGCGTCACGGACGGCATGATTGCGGACTGGTTCAACATCCGTGGCGTGCGCGTCCAGTTCGTCGGTGACTGGCAGGTGCGGACAGCTGGTGACCCCGGTGCCGCTACGCCGCTGACCGACTGGCCGACCACGCTGGACTACATGATCTTCGCTCCGGGCACCTTCATTCGAGGCAACTCGATGTCGCTCGACCTGGGCGTTGTTCGTGACTCCGTGCTGAACGCCACCAACGACCACACGGCCGCCTGGGCTGAGGACTGCTACGCGATCCTCAAGCCGGGCCATGAGTCGCGCGTCGTCACCGTCGACATCTGCGGTTCCGGCGAGATCGGTGCTCGCACCTTCACGTGCGCGTCCTAATCGAGACCGAGCAACAGAAAGGAGGTGAGCGGCAGTGAGCCGTGGACGCTTCAATATCAGCAACACCACCCTGCCGTTCACTTCTTCGTCGTTCGGTCTGTTGTCGCCAGCAACGACGCAACTGGAGATCACCAATCCGAAATGGAAAATGGGTCTCCAGTGGCAGGCGTTCTGTCCGAACACAGAGGGAACGTATGGGGAGTGCACGGTACTCGACGATGTGGATGCAGCACCGCCGAAGGGCGAGACTTGGGAGTGGGTTACCCGGGGTTCTACCCCCATTACCATTTACAGCCGCGCGGACTGCGCACCTGTGGGTATGTGGGAAGAACTCGGCACCCGTAACCAGCAGTCGCTCATCAGGTCCGAAGAGCGCGAGCTAGAGCGCATTTTCTGGACTGGCGGCATCGTGGAAGGCGCTGGGGTGACTGACGCGTACCCGCATCTTGCGGCCAACGCTGAAGTCACAGACGGTGACGACCTGTTGCAGATGCCTGCAACGCTGGTGTCGAATGTGGCTCAGGAAATGGTCATCGCACTGGGGATGTTGGAAGCGGCCATGCGCCGCTGCTACCCCGGCGTGGCGACCATCCATATGCCGATTCGGCTTGCGGCGATCGCCGCTGACCACCACCTCATCGAGCCGCGCAACGGGGTCATGTACACGACCACCGTTGGCTCGAAGGTGGTCATTGGCGAATACCCGGGTACGGGGCCTGATGGGACGCTCCCGGACGTGGGTGAGACGTGGATGTATGCCACGGGCGAAGTGTTCTACGTCCGTGAGCCTACGCCGCACTCGTTCCGTCCGGTTGAGTCCTTCGACCGGAACGTGAACACGCTCGGCATGATCGCCGAGCGCACGTACGCGTTCGGGTGGGATTGCTGCCTGTTCGCCGTACTCGTTCTCAATGGGGAAATTGAAGCCCCCTAGCCCCGAAAGGAGTATTAGTGTCAATTTGCGCAAGCCCTATTCGGGGCGAAGTAGCCCGGTTCACCCTGCTGAACGCGTGCGGTGTCCCGGTCGTCGGGGATGGCTCAGCTCAGGTCACCACGGATGCGTGGACGGAGATCACAGCCACGCCCAACTACGAGGACGGCACCCGGCTGTTGCAGCGGAAGGCCAACGGCCAGCCGTGCGTCAATGAGCAGGAACCGTCGTTCCTCAACTGGGTGGATCAGGTCACCAACCTGTGCACCCTGGATGTCGATCTGATCGCCCTCGTATTCGGTGATGACCCGATCGTGGACGGTTCGGAGTTCTCGGGTGTCACTTTCGGTGACGGTCTGCTGAACGCCCGATTCTCCAAAGAGATCTGGCAGCCTGTTGCGGGTGAAGACGCTTGCGATGAGACGGGGGCTCAGCGGTGGATTTACTGGGCCTTCCCGCACGAGTTCAACGCTCGCGTGCAGGAATTGACCTTCACGAACGATGTGTTCACCTTCGGGTTCGCGTCCATGACCAAGCCCGCGTCGCCGCTGTGGAACATCGGTGACCCGTGGCTTGCTGACAGTCCTACGGCGACGTGGGACCCCGGTAAGCATTTCGCTTTCAACATCACCACGGTTCAGCCTCCCGAGGCCGGTTGCGGTGCTCTGGAGATCGGAAGCTGATACCATAGCAGGGCAGATGTAGCCCATCGCACGGGGAGCGCATACCAAGTCACCGGGTCTGCGCTCCCCGATTCTACGACCGGGGGAGATATGACCGACGACCAGGCTATACCGAAGCGGCTCCATTTCATCTGGGTGGGATCACCGATGCCGGAGCGCTTGCAGGTGAACGTGCAGCGGTGGCGCGACATGCACCCGGACTGGACCACATACGTGTGGACCGATAAGAACATCCCGATTCTTCGCAATGGGGATCTGTACCGCCGAGCTAAGCAGCTCGTTCCCGCTGACGCGGTGGGACAGTTCAGGGCCGACATCATCCGCTATGAGTTGCTGTATGACTTCGGCGGATTCTATGCCGACGTCGATACGGTACCGCTGAGGCCAATCGATTCCGCGCTTTCCGGCCATCAGGCGTTTGCAGCCATGGAAGATCGAAACTGGATTGGAAACACCTACCTGGGCGCTGTCCCGGGGCACAAGATCTTCCGTGACCTCGTGGGGCTGCTCCCGAAGAACGTCAAGCGTCTTGGTGCGAAGCGTCCCAACCACCTCAGCGGACCACGCTACCTGACGCCAATTTGGCGTGCACACAGCGGATACACGGCACCGTCTCATCTGTTTTACCCGTATTCTTACTCTGATGTGAAGAACGGGACTGTTCCCGACGATTACCACCGGGACGCGTACTGTGTCCACCAGTGGTATCATACCGAATCTGTTTTGGAGGCACGACGTGCTCGAACTCGATGAGCTTGCAACCCTCGATGGCCTGATCTCTCCCGAGGTAGGCGAACTGCTGCACGACCTCGCATCCAAGGTTGCCGCTGAACAGGCAGTAGTGGAGCTGGGCTCTTACCGGGGGAAATCGACTTCGTATCTCGCCCGAGGTGCGAAAATCGGTAAAGGCGCTCCGGTCTTCGCCGTAGACGCATGGTCTGAAGAGGTCTCGGCGTGGCGTAACCGCATCCTCAGCCGTCTCCCCTCCGCTACGTACCGTGAGTTTCTGGACCAACTCACCCGAGCCGGGGTCAAAGACCAGGTGACCCCGCTGCGATCCATGACCACGCTCGCAGCGGAGATGTGGGCGGACATGGAAGGGGGCCAGTCGGTGGGTCTGCTGTACATCGACGGTGACCACCACTTCGACGCCGTGCTTGCGGACTTCCGCGCGTGGCGTCCGCACTTGACCGACGACGCTACGGTCGTCTTCGATGACTACGACGCTGAGAACAACCCCGGCGTTCTGGCAGCGGTTCAGGCGCTTGTCGAGTCGAAGGAACTCGTCGACGTCGAGAAGCACGCTGGCCGTCTGGCGGTGGCCCGTGTCGGCGCTGTCGTCGGCGCTCGCGTTCCGGGGGTGACCAAGTGAAGTCGATCGAGTACACGCCTGCTGGCTACTGGGATCGGCGCTACCGCGAAGGGCGCACCTCGGGAGCCGGTTCGGAGGGTGCGGAAGGTCAGTTCAAGGCCGATTACATTTCCGATTTCATCCACTATTGGCAGGTGGAAAGCGTCGTCGACTGGGGTTGCGGTGACGGGCAAGTCTTGGAGCTGATTCGTCTTGAGGGTGCCCAGTATATGGGCATTGACGTGTCACCGATCATCGTGGAGCGCATGCGGAAAAAGTTCGCCGAACACGGCTCGCGTTATCGGTTCCACACCACTGAGGCGTATTCGACGCTGACACGTACGACTGCTGAGCTTGCGCTCAGCATGGACGTGCTGTTTCATCTGCCCGATGATGCCGACTACTTCAGGTACTTGGATAACCTCTTCGGGAGCGCTGAGCGGTTCGTCGTCATCTACGCGACGAACACTCCGGATGGCCGCACGGCGCGCCACGTTTTTCGGCGCGAATTCACGCCGGATATCACCGAGCGGTTCCCTGAATGGGAACTCAAGGTCGCCGAAGAGCCGTTTCGTCCGGGACTCGCTTCGTTCTTTGTCTACGAGAAGGTGGCGTAATGGCGTCGCTGTCAGTCAAGATCATGGCCCACAAGAAACGGGCCGAGTACATCCCGCACCTGGTGCAACAGCTCGGCATCACTGACGCTGACGTCATCTGGGACCGCAAGGAAAACAGGTGGGATACGGGCCGTCGCGCGTGGCAGGCTATCGACCAGTCCGCCCAATGGGGGATGGTCGTCCAGGACGATGCCCTGGTCGCTAAGGATCTGATCGCAGGGCTCGAAACCGCGCTTGACCACCTTCCCGGGCCTGGTATCGTCTCGCCCTACATCGGAACGCGTCGCCCGGTAGCGAGTGCTGTAGAGCGCGCCGTGCAGGCTGCGCAGGCAGAAAACGTGTCGTGGGTGCTGATGCCCTCCCTCAACTGGGGCGTGGCGATCGTACTCCCTACTCGGATCATCAATGGCATGATCCGGTGGTGCGACCAGCAGCGGTATCCCCAGTATGACCGCCGTATCGGTCGATACGCCATCGATGTCGAGCGACTGAGCACTTGGTGCCCTTGGCCGTCACTGGTCGACCACCGCGATGGGGAAAGCCTCGTCGGGCACGGGCAGGGGCGTAAGGCGCACAAGTTCGTTGGTGAGCATGCTTCCGCGCTGGACTTGGATTGGTCTAAGGGCTACGTGACCATGGGCCGTATGACCACCGCGACTACGCGGGTGAACCGGCCCTCCGCGATCGTCGATACCTCGGGCAGTGTGAATGACTATCGCCGTGCTCCGTTCGTCGCCTCCAACCGTCAAGCGCAGTCACTTCGGGTCCCGAAGCGGACGGCCACAGGGTACGATCAGCCGCCGCGTCGTCCTTCGGTGCCGAAGTGACGATAGACTGACGGAGTGGAAGGGAGGCGACCATGGTTGCTGTTACCGGTCCGTGTGGCCCCTGGGATCTTGAGTGCGCAGTGTTCCCGGATGGGACGACACCGGAAATCGAAGCGATGGCAGCTATGGCTGCCACTGAAGCGTTGTGGATGCGCACTAAGCAGCAGTTCGGACTGTGCTCGGTCACGCTACGGCCGTGCCGGAAAGACTGCTTCCCCGCTTGGCCGTGGATTCCGGCGACGGGGTGGTACGACCTCTCGGGCAGCACGTGGCCGTTCCCGGCCCCTGCGCTGGTGGGTGGTCAATGGATCAATATCGCCTGCGGTTCGTGCACATCGGGGTGCTCGTGCTCGATCGTCTCCGAAGTGCAGCTCCCCTACCCGGTCAATTCCATCGTCGAAGTGAAGGTAGACGGGGTGGTGCTGCCACCTTCGGCCTACCGCGTCGACAACTTCAACCTGCTGGTGCGCCTGGACGGTGAGGACTGGCCGCGCTGCAACGACCTGAATCTTGATGATGACCAAGTTGGTACGTGGTCGGTCACCGCCAACTACGGCCAGGAGGTGCCTGAGCTAGGGAAGTTGGCCGCTGGTCAGCTGGCGGTGGAGATCGCGAAGCGCTGCGTCAACGCCTCCGGTTGCGTGTTGCCCGCTGGCACGGTCCAGCAGGTCACCCGGCAAGGTGTGACGAAGGTGTTCTTCGACTCTGACCAGGCTTTCGGCAATGGGATGCTGGGCCTGTATTGGGCCGACATGTTCGTGAAGACGTACAACCCCTCCGGTACCGGCGTCGCCACGATCTTCGACATCGACGGTCCGCGCCCCCGGAGGGTGGGGACATCCTGATGGTGTTCTCCAATGCGAACCCGTTCGCCGGTTTCGAGCTGGCAGAGCACTTGCTGGAGTGCATCCGCCCCTACTTGGCAGGCACTACCTCGGGACTCCCGGGGCGCATGTGCGTCACTGCGGGGGAGATCGCTTGGGACGACTGCGAGTGCGGTCAGCTGGCGGTGTCGCTCACGAGCCAGTACGAGACAGCTGAATTCCCCAACCCATGGACGGGTGAGCAGAACGCAGGGGTTCGTAAGTGCGGCCCTCCGTTCTTCGTCTTCAACTACACTGTGTCAATGACTCGTTGCGCGCCTACGGGTACCCAGGAGGCACCCCCTACTTGCGAGGAGCTGAGCGCGGCCGCTAGGGTGACTGCCGAAGATGCCTGGGCGGTACGTGCGGGGATCATGTGTTGTATGTGCACCGGTGTTACTCCCGTTAATGGAGTGAAGCAGTTCGAGCGGTTCACGATCGGAGAGCAGACCGAAGTGGGTCCCGGTGGCGCGTGCCAAGGCTCAGCGATCACAGTGTCCATCGGGGTGCGGAATGGCGGGTATCCTTGCGGTATCAGTTAGGGGGTGGGCATGGCACGGTCGAGTGTAAAGCACTCGTTCAATCTGGGCAATGTGCGCCTGCTGGCCTCCTCCCCGTCGTCGGGAGTGGTCCGTAATATGCGCGCTCGTGCGCTATTGACGCAGACAGCAGCAAAGCAGCGGTTGCGAGCTAATCCCCGGCGTATTGACACGGGCAACCTGGTCAACTCGATTCAGATTCGGGAGATCCTGCGACCCGGTGTTATTGTTGAACGCATCGGTACCGATGTCGAGTACGCACCTTACGTATTCCTCGGTACGCGCTACATGGAAGCGAACCCGGCGCTGCAAGATGGACTGCGGACCGCTTTCAACCGATTCTGACAAAGGAGCATGGGCTACACATGTCAATGAAGTCGTTTACCACGAATCAGGAACAGGTCAATTTCGACATTGACGGGGAAATGTTCTACCTTCGACCCGCCATCGCGGCGGGCAAGATGTTCTCGGCGTCTTCCCTGAAAGGGAAGATTGAGCAGAGTGTCGACGATCCCGACACGAACGCGGGGAAGGTGCTGCTCGCCGAACTGGCCGAGATCTTCGAACCCGAGTCATTCCAGCGATTCGAGGCTCGTTTCTGGGGTCACGACCAGTACGGCAACCCCGTGAACAACCCCATCAATCCCGCCACCTTCAACGCCGTCATCGAATGGCTGTTCGGCGAGGCACTGGGAAAAGGGACTACGCCGCAGTAACGTACTTGGTCAGCTGGGCGCTTGACGACCGGGTATGGCCGTACTTCGATGGCTGGTGTGTCGCCCACGGTGTCGACCACGAGTCGCTGCGGTGGGATCGGTGGCTGAATCTCGTCTACTATTTCGCTGTTCGGAACATGAGCACCGAAGAACGAAAGACGTTCGAAGACGAGATTGCCAACGTCGTAGCCGCTGCACACCTAGCGAAGGCTAAGCCCCTACTCGACGGAGCGCGCAACGCCACCGCCTCCGCAACAGCGGAGAGCACGCGACCAGGTAGAAGGATGCCTCCCAAGCCTGCTGGGTGGGGTGACGACAAGCGCGCCACCTTCGACAATAAAGCGGCTATCAAGACACTGACTGCGGGCGGTGTCAGCGGTAAGTCGCGGCGAAAATAGCAGGTAGACTGTAGCCGACTACACACGGCGTGAGGTGCACGTATGGCGGGGCCGCTTGATAGGGCGTTTGTTGAGATCATCGGTGAACTCGACGTGCGCCAGATGCAGCGTGCAGCCCAAACTGCTGGCCGTACCGTTGAACGTGAGCTTACCCGGGGGGTTGAACGCGCCGAGCGTCGTGCCTCCCGGGACAGCTCACGTATCGGCCTATCGGCGGGCGCCGACTTCGGCGACGGTTTCAGTGTAGGGCTCAGTGCCACTCTATCGTCACTGGCCGGAATCCGACTGCCCGTGGCGGGATTCGGTGTCCTCGGTTCGGCCATGGCGGCAGCCGCTGCTGCCGCTACGCAGCTGGCGGCAGCCATGGCACCCGCTGTCGGCATCATTGCGGCCCTTCCCTCCGGGGTGGGTCTCCTCGCAGCTGGTATGTCTACGCTCCAAGTGGCGACGCTTGGCGTGGGTGAAGCGTTCGAAACCGCTGCCACCGGGACTGCCGAAGAGTTCAACGCCGCTATTGAGGGCATGGCACCCAACGTGCAGGCGGCAGCCCAGGCCATCCGGGACATGGCCCCGGCGCTCGACGAGTTGCGCGACTCGGTACAGCAAGAATTCTTCGCCAACTTTGATCAGATCTTGGTTCAGCTGTCCGAAACGCTGCTGGGTCCGGTCCGAGACGGCATGACCGCTGTAGCAGAGTCCATGAACGGCGTCATTACCGGACTCGCTCAGGTCGCCACTTCGCAAGTGGCCGTGGACTTTGTAACGACCAGCTTCAACATCTTGAATGAGGCGGTGGCGCGGCTACAGGAACCGTTGGCGAATCTGTTCTCGTCTCTTCTGAACTTGGGCGTGGCGGTCAATCAGGCGTTCGGAGAGAACGTCGGTGCTGGGCTTGCTAGCCTGGTCGATCGCCTCGCGGTCTTCATCGATCGAGCCGTTGCCAGCGGGCAGGCTGTGCAGTGGGTAAGAGACGCACTGCGAGTCTTCAATGAGCTGGGCAGCGTCATCTCGTCGGTGACGGGCATTCTGAGCTCTATCGGGAATGCAGCGCGTACCAGCGGAGGCAACATCCTTGGTGTGTTCGGGGAAGTGCTGCGAGTCTTCGATGAGTTCCTTGCGTCCGCGCAGGGGCAGCAAATCCTGGTCACGATCTTCGAAGCGCTGAACACGGTAGGTGCTGCTTTCGGTACCGTTCTGGCAGCGATCGCCCCTGCCATCCCCCCGATCGTTGAGGGTATTGCGGGTCTGCTGTCGGTAGTCGCTCCGTTGCTCGGTCCCCTCGCCGAGCTGGTGGGTTCCGTACTCACCGCGCTCGCGCCCATCCTCGATGTGATCGCTACGGCGATTGCCCCGCTTATCGAGCCGTTCACCCAGATTGCGAACATTCTTGGCGCAATCCTGGTAGAGGCGATCACGGCGATTATGCCGTTGCTTGAGGCCATCGCGGAAGCGCTCGGCGCCGGTCTGAGCGTTGCGCTAGAGGTAGTCGCGGTAGCGCTCCAGGCGATCGCCCCGATTCTGGGCGTGCTCTTCGAAGCGCTCGGCCCCCTCATTGAAGCGCTTGCGCCGTTCAATGAGCTGTTCGTGGTGCTCGCCGAGATCATTGGTGCGGTCTTGGTGCCTATCATCCAAGTCCTCGCCGACATCCTGCTGTGGGTGGTGGAGAACGTCATCGTTCCGGTGCTGGTGCCCGCTATCGAATTCTTGGCAGACATCCTCACTACCGTGCTCGGCGGTTCCGTCCAAAACCTGGCCGTGGTGTTCCAAGCGGCGATCGAAGGGATCGCAGCCCTGTTCGAGTGGGTCCGAAATCAGTTCGAGAATCGCGCCGAAGAGATGGCGAACATCTTCACGTTCCTGTCGGATTCCATGCAGGCTGCTAAAGACGTTATGGAACGGTTCGTGTTCACTCCGATACGCAACGGCATCACGTTCGTTAAGGACACCGTACTGGGGAACATCACGAGCATGGTCAGCGGGTTGGATCGGTTCGCCGGGTTCGTACGCGGCATCCCGGACAAGATCAGCAGCGCACTCCGCAATATGTTCGCGCCCATGGCAGAGGGGTTCCGCAGCTTCATCAATGATGTGATCGCCGGATGGAACAGCCTGTCGTTCACTATTCCGTCTGTCAACGTGCCCGGATTTGGTACGGTCGGCGGGGGCACGATATCGACTCCCAACATTCCGTACCTGGCAGACGGAGCGCTAGCCACTGGGCCGACGCTGGCTATGATCGGTGAAGGCCGATTCAATGAAGCGGTGCTTCCCCTGGGTGATCCCCGCGTTGACAGCCTGCTGGCGTCTGCATTGAGCCGAGCTGGGGTCATGAATCAGGGTGACGCCGGTGCAGGGAACAGCTCGGTAAGCGCGGTAGCGCAGGCGGGTGACAACTACTTCGTGGTCAAGATCGGCGAGCGTGAGCTGACCGATATCATCGTGGAACAGCAGAACGAGATGAACCAAGACATGCTACGGCGTGCGCGAGCCGGAACCGGGAGGCGTGGTTAAATGGTTACGCTCAGTGCCGAATATCTGAACGATCTTGGACGCGTCCGTCTGACCGCAGGGGATTTGGTCGCGAACGTCAGCTACATTCTACAGCGCTCCACAGACGCCGACCCCGATTGGGTTGACGTTCGCGGGGGCGGCAACGTGGCCACCACCGGAGTGACCATCGTCGATGACTATGAATACAAGCCCAATGTGGTTAACCACTATCGGCTCATTGCCCCGGTGTTCTTCGACTCGTTCAACCGCACCACCGCACCTGCTTTGACATGGGGAACTGCCGACACCGGACAAGTCTATGTCAACCACGCGGCGGACGCCGGAGCCACTGCCCACGTCGACAATGGCGCGGGCATCATCGAGGACCCCACCCCGACTGGCAACATCATCGAGCAGCGCGCAGAGACGGACGCGAGTGCTGTGGATGCCGTGGCCACCTGGTCGGCAGTGCAGCCCGACCCCGCGCTTGACGTGCAGACCAACTACAACATCGGTCTCCGCTCGGCCGACAACAACAACTACTATGAGTGCCAGCTGTTGTTCGAGAACGCGGCGGAC